CCTGTTGCAATGTCTTGTTGGCCTTTTAGAACATCGCTAGAAATTGCCGCGCGATTGCCTCCAAAAGCACCCGACCGTATTTGATTGCTTAATTGAGATTGACGGTCCATTGCCTGCTGTTGTTGCAATGGAGCCAATGTACCGCCTATGACTTGGTTCATATACGGGTTCATAAATTGGTTAATTTGTCGGCCACCAATTTGCTGTGCATTAACGGCTTGAGCGCCAGCAAGGTCAAAAGGCATGGCAGCACCAAGGCCGCCTTGATAAGCCATTGCGGCATTTTGCAATAAAGGATTGGCCGCATTTTGCCCCGCAGCCAAATTACCGTTAGCCGCGTTAATATAATTTTGCCCTTGACCGACAATTCCACCAATTTGGCCCAAACCTTGTTGGGTCAAACCGGCCCCTTGATTATAAGCTTGTTGCGTTAAAGGAACGCCAGAGGAAAGTGCTTGACCTGTGGCAGAAGTAGCGCCTTGAATAAAAGGAGATGCTGCAGCCTGCGCGCCACCATAAAGATTGGCGGCCGCTTGGTTAAAGGCAGCGCCAGACTGTTGTGCGCCTTGAACATTTGCGGCAGACAGGTCGGTAAAAGGTTGAGCGGCTTGTGCGCCTTGAGCATATGCCTGACCAGCGGCTCCGTACCACGGTTGTGCGGCATTTTGAGCATTGTAAATGGTATTGATGCCAGATGCCTGCACCGGATTAACGGGCGCGACAAAAGCATTCGGATCGGTCGAATATGCCTGAAATGGCTGTTTTGCGACATTTTCGGCGGTCGCGTTGACTGCGTTATACCTCGCAAGAACCTCTGGTGGGATTGACACAGTCGATTGTGAAGTGCCGCTCTTGCCGCCACCCATGTCAGTGCTCCATAATCATTGGCTTACCGCCGGTCTTGGCGCCATACAGGAAAAACGCACCTGCAGGGGCACCAAAAGCCCGCTCGTAAAGTTTCACTTTGGCCTCTGTCCGATGGTTGGACAAAACGCCAATCATTAAAGGTATGCCCAATCCGTCCGCCACTTGCTTTGAAAACTCGCAAAGTTTGCGAGCACGTCCGCCCTTGGCGCTTCGAAAGTCTGGGTGAATAAAAATTGCCCGTTCTTCCAAAACCAGATCGTCAGAATACCACGTCGAGATAATTCTGAGAAGAACGGCACCCTCTGCCTTTCCGCCAGCCTTACCTATGATGCCAACCAACCCGTGATCACGGTTCAAGGCTGGCCAAATTTCGTGCAAAATCTTTGCTGGATTTGGGTTTGTAAACCCGTTTTCATCACACGCCGACGCTGACAATTCCATCATTTCGTCGATGTCTTCAGGCACTCCAATCCGAATTTGCAATTCGTCAGTCATAGAAAAACCCCTCAATCTTTCTTAGGACCAGGCAATTTTTGCAACGTGTTAATTGTCTTGGCGCGTTGTTTTTTTACAAACGAATCCAAGATTTTATGGCCACGCTCCAAGTCACCTCGACCGATGTGTACCACATCGTCGGGATGAATAACATACTCCCCACCGGCAACGACGACAGGGACTGCGCCTGTTGCGCCGCCATGAGCGTGACCGACCGATTGAGCACCATATGGCAATCCACTTTCACCATAAGGATGAGATCCTGAGCCATATGGCATGCCGGAAAAAGACATCGGCCTCGTGAAGATCTTTCGCGCCGCTTTAAAGCCGGCCATGGTATTGCCTTCACCCATTGACGAAATAATATCGGCAGGGATGACGTAGGAGCCGGATGCGACGTGCATAGGCAAGTGGTCGGTGCGGCCGGCAACAGGGCTGTGAATGGGGCCATGAAACAATTTAGGCGTGTGAGGAGGGTGGAACCCACCTTTAAGCATACCGCCGTCTGCCATGCCGTCGGTCGGTTCTGTCGCAACCAGATCAGGCTGCCGATCAGGCCAATTTTTGTATTGATCAGGCACTTCGGCCGGCTTTTTGGCCGCGTAATCAATAGTTTGTTCTGGTTTTGCCGGAACCGGAGCCGCCACTTGAGGCTGTGCTTGGGGCTGTGTTTGCGGCTTGCTGGCAAAAACACTTTTTAGGTCAGACCACAATGACTTTGTCGGAGCATTGACGGCAGAAATAAACCCGCCGCCTGGCTGCGCTCCGGCTTGCATCCCTTTGGGCAGTGCACCACCCATTGGCACAAGCGGGCTGCCATCACCGCGATCAAGCCAATAAACTTGACTAGGCGTTTGCGCCGCCTGTGGGCGTGCAACAGGCATTGGAGTACCTCTGCCGCTGGTTTGCGTCGGATTAGGTTTGAGAGCCTGTGGTGATGTATATAATGAGTCATCGGTCGTTGCGTTTTGAAGAGCATTTTGAATGGCGCGTTCACGCCAAAAAGCGGATTCATCCGCATCATCTTGGGATGGCGTGGGAACTGACCCAACCATGGGTGAACGAGACTGTTCTTGTGCGTCCAAAAAACGCCCTTGCGAAATGGCCAAAAGATCTTGAGAGCGTTTACGTTTTGCCAACAACTCTGGATCTGTAATTTCAGGGTTAAAATTGTCCATTGCCCAAGCAGGTTTTATTGTTGTTGAACCCCATAAAGGTCCGCCAACTTCACGTTTTGCACGGCGCGCCACATTAAGGGCCGCCGCCACTGCCTGATCATGCGAGTGGCCTGTTTCAACCAACTCTGAAATGTTGGCGCTAATTTTTTTATTGCTTTTGCCTTTTTTCAGCGGCATGGCGTCCTCACGAATAACTTACGGTGGCAGTCATGCCAGACCCAGGGACAAACACAATCCCATTTGTCACAGGCAAATTGACCGTAACAATCCCAACTGTGTTTGGTATAATGGCAATTGGCAATGTTGGAGACGTGGTTGATAGGCTGTCATAAATAGTCCCCGAAGCAGATCCGGCAACCGTAACTGACACTTTTGCAACCCAACCAGCACCAGAGCGAACAAGTGTCGCGGACGTAACGGCAGGTGCAGACGTTTTACCGGCCAAAAACAAATTTGCGTTTGCGACACCATTGATGGCTGTCACACCGTTCTTTTGCGCCGTTAAAAGATCGTCAAGTGAAGCTGGCATCAGAACCGTCCATCTGGTTGAAAGCGATAGCGGATGTCACCCAAACGCCAAAATGTCCCAACGTCATTGCTGGAGACCTTAATGGCAATCAAACGACCCCTAATCCGCGTGCTGATATATTCAACCGCCTGCGTCATGTTATACGGGCCATACGCTATTGGCGTATCGCCTGGGTAATTGGTCGAGTAGAACGTAATTTCAACAGTCGCATTTTGGGGTTGGCTATATTGCCCCCATTTCATGTCAGGCCAAACTTGGTCAAGAAATACCAAATTATCTGCCTCAGACACTTCAAAATAGCCGGTTTGGAAGCTGGACAACATGGCCTGCCCGTCGGCGTCATTTGTTATTTCGTGCTGATAAATGTAACCAGTCGATGGATCAGCACCAATCGGCGGCCCAGAAACAGATTGGTCAACCCACGCGCTGCGGGACAAAGAACCGTAATCCCACTGCTGCAAGACAGTGTTAAATTTGACGTAACTGTCCACTTCGCCATTACCTGCAACAGATGGGTAATACCAAGCCACTTCGTTAAATTGAGCATTTGTCGCGCAACGAATGCGATTCGTATACGGCAATCCGTTTGCATCTGTGCCTTGATTGAGGTTTTGAAATACAACGTCCCACACAGGGCACGGAATTGTATTGGGGTCGCCGCCAGAATAACTGAAAAATTGTTTTTGGCTCATCCAATAGGTCACGCCGCCCAAATTGGCCGCAGCACCGCGCGCATACAAACCGCACCCCGTTTTGACTTTGTTAAAGCCATAAACGTCAGGAAATCCAATGTATTGCATGGACCAAAGGTCAATATCTGTCCAAAGCAAGCCTTGTTGGTTTGATTGTATGGCGCCAACAATCAAACTGCCTGTCGGAATGCGATATTCGCCCGCTTGATTTGTCGCTGTCGCAGTCCATACCGTATAATCTTCGACATCACTCCAGCGAACAAGAAGGGGATCCAACTGGCCTGTGTCGGTAGAGCCATAAGCAATGACCTGACGTTGCGGCATGGCGACAAACATGCCCGTATTGGCCAAGGGGCCATTGTCAATGATTTGAGCATTTTGAATGACACCATAAGGTTGCCAAACGTAAATGGGGCCGCCTGTGGGGCAAGCCAACAAATATTCGCCCCAATTGTCCAAAGTCCAATCAGTGGCCGTAATGGGCGTTCCTGCGGTCGGCGTGATGCCAGAGCCGGTGCCATAACCGCCTACGCCATAACCACCGACACCATAACCAGAACCAGCAGGCTGAGGGACGGTGGCATAATAAATAATGGCTTCAACGTAACCGTTGTTTTCAAAGGCTCCAGCCGTTGATGTGGCAGTGTTTGAAGCCGTAAAAGTGAATGTGTTTGAATTGACAACCGAAACCACAGTGTATGTTCCGGTCAGCGTTACGCCGCCAACGGTCGTCGCGGGATTGACGGCCAATTGCGCGCCCACAACTTGGCCGTGATTCGGAAATGTTACGGTTATCGTCGGCAAACCAATTGATGTTTGATAATATGCAACTTGGCCAGGGAACGTGGCAGTGTGTGTGCCGGATCCGGCAGACGACGTATTGATCAATGACCCACTTGGCGTCAAAGAAATGTTGAACGTCGTCGATGTTAGATTGCGGACAAAATAAGTTGTTCCAGCCGTTATGCCAGTCGGCAATGTGCCAGTCGTTGTAAATTTAACGACCGTGCCGCTAGCTGGCGCTGCGGCAACTGTAATAACCGCAGGCGACGCATTGCTGATCGTGGCAGTTTGCACGTTTGTATATGTTGCGGGCGTCTCGGCATTGACTTGGAAGTCATTGGCGTCAATGACATTGTCAATTGTATAGGCACCGAAAAGTTTTGCACCGCCGACAGATACAGGCGTCACATAATAAATATAGCTGTAAGTGTTTGCAAGACTTGAGTTAATTTTCATTGAGATTGCGGTCGATCCGGACGTTGTCGTAAACGGTGGAATCAAAACATAAATAGTTTGTTTTGGCGTAATGTCTTGGTTGATGCCGTTATAAATAACAGACAAAGATAATTCGGCTCCAACAGCAAGACGTTGCACACCATTCAAGTCTTGCCAAGCCTTCATGTTGCGGACTGGCGACGCAATTGTGTTGGGGTAATATCTTGTCCAACCGCCCAATTTTTGTGGCAAACCAAGGCCTGACCGGTCAGGCAAAAACCGAATCAAGTTGGTTTTCGAAAGAGCGACTTCATTCAATGCGGGCGTCTTTTGTGTATCAACGCCAGGTATCAATTTAAGGGCGGCGTGGGGCATGGCTTATCCCCTTGTCGGAGAAGCTGCCGAAGCAGGTGAATAAGACGTCCACGCGGCGCTTTGGAATTTTTTGCGTGCCTCTTCCACTTGAGCCGCAGACAGCAACCTCTGGTATTCACCTTGGTAAGTGATGGCCATTTGCGGATCATCATTCGCACGGCCAAAATTGCGTTGGTATGCGGATATGTAAACCATACTAGCCATGATCAAGAGGTCTGGCAGGTATGTGCTAATGAAGGAGGTCGTATTTGTCGCCGACAAGCTTGCGGGGCGCATGGTGCCCGTAATCAGCGTGGGATAGTTCTGGTCGGGCCATGGCGCGACAATGATGTATTGGCTTGTGTTGCCGGTCGTGGCCAAGTCGCCACCATACACGGCAAAAAGTGACGGGAGGCCATTAAAGCCGCTGCCGCCATACACGTTTTGAATGTATTCTTTGGCCACCGGCAATAGAGGAATGGTGTTGGTTCCCGACGTCACCGACACGGTCTGTATGGTGATGAAGTCGGACGTCGGGATCGTTAATTGGCTAACGCCAGTCGTCATTGTATAGGTGCGCGAGCCTTGCGTAGATAAAAAGTCTAAGTCGCGGCAAATCATGTTTTCCGCAAACGTGATCATCTGCGGCAAGATAATGACGTAATTAGGGTCTGTCTCTGGCACAACGGCCATGGTCGCTATCTGCGTGACATACTGAGAATATGTTAAGCCCGTTGTCATGTTTTAGCGCCCGTGTTAGCATTTCGCGGAGTATATCACGCAAACTTGTTGTACGCATCAGCCAATTTTACGTCATATTGGTTTTGTGCATATTGAGGGCCATTATAACCCTTAGAAAATGCAGCCCAATTTTTATTTTGAAGTTCATCAAGCAACCCCGCTGCCTTGATGAATGCCGCCATTTGCCGAAGTTGGTTCAGTTCCGACTCCATGGCGTTTTTGACCATATCTTCTGCTGTATCAAAACCCACCATTTTATGGTTATTGCCCATAATTTGGCCCAAACCCCACGAAGTTGATCGCAGAGCCGCGTCCAAATCGATGTCGCAGGCAGCACTAATTTCAGCGTAAACACCGTCAGAATTTTTAGGGTAAGGCTTTTCTCCCCACTTAGGGTACGCAAGACCACGCCCGACGGCGTCAGCCTGAATATCTGGTCTGTCAGCCAAGAATTTATAGAAGTAATGACGCTCAAACAGCGCCTTAGGACGTCCCGCAGCATCAAACCCACTCCCGCCTGTTTCAACAGTCAACACAGCCCGCAGGGCCGCGCTATCGACATCCAATTCATCCGCAACAGTCATAAAGTCAGCCGACACAAGCTTTTTGGCTTCACCCACAAAATTCATTTTATTCTCCATTGGAAGAATGTTGGTGGCTGCTGCCAAAATAATACGAAAGGACAAGCATCAAGGCGCCATCAATCGTCCCCAAAACGCGGGCAACCAATTCCCTCATTGAGGCGTCAATGACATGCGTGAACAAGAAATATTGAGCGAGGCCATAACAAACAACAATGACTACTGCCAATGCGCGAGGGGTCAAGTCATGTGTTTGAATGGCATAATTGCGTGCATTCGCGCGGTCATCGGCTGCAATCTTCACAAGATCAATGTCCAACGACTTCATTTGCACCTTAAAATCGGCATCGATTTTTTTGATGGCCGTTATTTGGTCAGGGGTAGCATTTGCCAGCGCATTTCTAATGTCGTCTTCAGACCCGTCACCGTGACCCAAGAGAGCCGTAGACAGTGCCTTGACGGCCATTCCGGCCACTGGGCCGCCCAAAGCGGTTGCGATAGTGGGTGCCACATTTTCAATCAACTTTCCAAATACGCCGAGATCCATTTCATTTAATCCCCGTTATAAGATTTTTTAATTAAAATCCAAATACGATAGGCAATTAAAATTGAACCGCCTATTGCCATAAAAAGGTGCAGCCAAAAGTTTAATTCCGCTGCCCATAAGGGCATCGTTATGGCCCCACCAGCCAAAGCGGCGTCTAATGTGGCGCCGTGTTCTTGCTTGCCGATCATGGCTGCACCCTTTTAATTACTGTGTGGGAGGCTCTGGAGCCTGCGAAGCCTGAGCTTTTGCAAGTTCTTCAGCACCTTGTTTTTGAATCTTTTCAACCAAATCCTTCACTTCTGCATACGGACGAGCCGCAACAGCGTTCAAGATGTAGTTCAATTCATCGACAGTCAAAGTAAGATTGATATTCATGTTTAACCCTTTATGATGTTTACAAGTCTAGAATTAGGTTCAAGTGAAATGAACCCATGATATTGACCGGCTTCCCAGTCAAGTACTGCACCAGAAGATATAATAGTTTCCCATCCTTCGCCAAAGGCTTTTATAGAACCTTTCGCACAGATAGAAATATGAACGTCATCTTCCGTATGAACATGAAGCGGGAGTTCGTCTCCCACATTGGGAAAGTCGTAGATAGTGCCCTT